TTACCAAGCATTTTTCCGCTTGCGAATAGATTTCTTTTGCTTTCGGTCAAGTGGCTGTGTGTTAGGCTCTATGCCCTCACGATTGGCGAGTATTTCTTCATCACTGAGATACTCTTTTGCAAGCATATTCGTAACAAGCTGTGATGTATCGTAGAGCTGACGGCGTTTATTTGTCTGTAAGTATGTGCGGTTATACATCTGAGCAGGAGTATAAGCCTTATTTTCCGCATAGAGTTCGTATTCTTCAATGTCATATGTGTAACCAGTCTGTATACGGCAAAATGGGTGTTTAAAATGCGTATGGCAAGCGGTCACGTCTGCGGTAATATCTCTTATTTGTTTGTCAAGCAAGTTGAAACGTTGCACTGTTGCATATATCATCATACGCCGTTTACGGCATTGGCACAAATGCTGAAATAGAGGTTTAGGAACGGCACATTTACCGCCCGAGAAGTCACGGCTATTGAAAATAGTACCTATTTCATCAATAAGTACAAGCGTGTTTTTAGGGGCGTTGAGGATATCTTGTGCAGTGTTCAAGGGAAGTATTTCCGTATAGTCGGGAAAGTTTTTGATATTAATATTTGTCAAGATATGAAGCTGAGGATATTTGCGACAGAGTTCATAAGCTTCGGCGACCATGAGAGAAGTTTTTCCTGCACCGAATTTGCCGACAAATAAGTGTATACCCCAACCATTGAATATTTGCGACCAATTAAAATATAAGGCTGTAGCCTTGTCATAAGCTACATACGTCGCCAAGGAAGGCAGGCGTAAAAAGTAATCAAAAAGAATCATTATTCATCACCATCATAAAAATTAAAATAAAGTATAACACCAATAATGAGAAAAGACAAAATAGTAAAAATAGCTATCACCTCCGAGGACTGAAAAATCGTATCATAGCATTGTAAAGCATTTTCCACAGCAGGAACAGCATAATGCAGGCAAAGACAAATTCCAAGCACAACACGCCGAACTGTTTCCACGTCTTTATAACGTCAATGGCGGCGAGGTCACAGCCAAGAAGCTTTAGCAACTGATAACAGGCGTTTTGAACATCATATAACACATTTACCACCCCACTTTCTCAGGCTCTTGATTGTCGCTCTGTGGCGTGTCCTGTGGCTGTTCAGCCGATTGTTTTTTTAACTCCTGTTCCTCGTATAGTGCTTCAATAAGCCGTTTACGAGGGAGCGACAAGTCTTTTTCAGACTTAAAGGCGTGCAAGTCCATAAAGAACGCCACCACGCCGAGAAATGCACTAATAGTCAAAATGACTATTAGTGACAGGACGAATAATTTTAATATTGCAACCATTTTAACAACTCCTTATGTTATGTATTGTGGAAAAGATATCGTAAAAGGGCAACGGAGCAGGATATAACAAACAATCCTATAATCATTGCACCTACTGTAAAGCTAAATTCACCGAAACGAATACGCAAGCACATCAAGTGTTGTATTGAAACAAACAGCGACTTCATAAGTGAAAACCAATCCATTTTGCACCCCCTATTTCAATACCCATTTTACAACGCAAATTGCTAACATGATAACGAAAAATGAAATCAGAATAGTTAAAAACGTTGTGGGCAAGATACCGATACTTGCAGTTAAAAACTTGAAGAAGTCGGACGAGCCGTCAAACACTGATTTAATACTATCCAAGCCAAAATCAACAGAACCGAAATTTTTATCAAGATTTTTTTGTTCCTCATACTTCTCGAAATCGTCAGGAGCAAGACCGCTTTCACCCTTTTTATCCATATCATAATCATACATATAATCAGGGGTCAACTTCTTATCAAGATAATCAGTAAACGGCTTATTTGTATCCATTTCGGCACCATTCTTGAATATTTTAGGCTTATATTCTGGATAGTCCTTATAATTAAACGCCGTTGACGTTACGCAATAGTAATCAGGCATTACAACGTCTATTCCCTCGCCTGTTTCGGGGTCGGCATTTACTGTAACAATCTGCTTTGAGTTTAAGCTACCTTGATTGCACAGATAGCCTTGATTGTCAAGGTCGAAGTAATCAGGGGTAGGAACTGAAAGAGAGGTCAAGCGACCATATACCACGATATAAAGCTTTGTATCGGATGTGAACTGTGAACTATCAAGATTTTCAAGATTGATAGTAACATTCTTGACAGAGCCACCCTTGCCAATAATGTAACCTGCATTTATGCCCTCTGCCATTATCCATTCCGTAGGCTCTTTGTTATCGTCCGTAACATCATCAACAACACCGCTTGTAGTATACATATATTTGCCATAGTCCAAAGAAGTATAAACAGCGTTTTTAACGCTTTCTTCATAAGACGACTTTTCAGGGGGGGAAGTAGTAATATAACATACAAATTCATATGTATAATCTTTGAGTTCGTCATAGCTGTCACGGAGTTTTATAAATTCGTCCGTCAGTGTGACACGGACATTAAGACCATTGGATTCTATTTCCTGTCCGTTGTTGCTTGCACCCGGAGCAACAAGTGTACCCTTACGACTCATGCCCTCAGAGAGAGCAGGGGAATAATCGACAGTAAAGGGAACTGGTGGAGCGTTAGGGTCTAATTCGTTTTCTAAATTGTCAAAATCATATATTTTTGTATGAAAATAAACTTTAACAGTTGATTGAACATAGTCATTAAGATTTAATAAACCTTTACATTCAGATTTTGTAAAACCACTAGGTTTAGTAACACTCCAACCGCCATAACCAACAGATTCAGTTTTATTATCAGAAGAATCGAATTTGAATAAAAGACGTTGTGAATCATACTCATAATTTGAACCAAACAAAAATTGATTATTTGTAAAGCTATAATATGCAATGGCGGTAGGGTCAAAATAAAGAATATTAGTTTCTGATGTGCCGTCAGATTTTTTGCCATAGACAGCAATATAATTATAGGTTTTAGATATCACTGACTTAAAATTATCATATACTTCTTGAAAATGAGGAATTTTAAGAGGACTATCAACATAAGACCATTTAACACTTGACAAATCGTTTTTAGTTACTGTATCATCAGCAAACGCAGGAACGGCAGACAATACACAGCATATCATACACAGCATAGCGGACAAAACAGCGGTGAACCGCCGTAGTTTAGTTTTCATATATTGTTTTCTCCTTTCGTAAAAAAATAGAGGACGGAGCAGACGCTCCGCCCCCAAGCGGTTGTACACGAAAATTAAGCTTTGCCCTTTGTAAGCTTTCTTACAACACCGATACCAACACCAAGAAGTGAGGCACCGACAAATGCCATTACAAGCGGATTGCCTGTCATTGTTGTCCAGACCTGACTAACAACTGATGTAATTGTGGTGATACCGCTTGTAATTGCGACATCCTCAGCAAGAAGTGAAGCACCCATTGAATATTTCTCCTTTCATTGATTAAAGTATATCAATACCTACAACAACAGCCTTATCCTGTCCGCCGTAAGTTCTGATTTCATAGTTGACTTTGATTGCAGTGTCGATAAGTGCGGAACTGTCGGGGAAAGTGTCCTGCAATATCTTTGTAGGAACTTTCACAGCCTGCACGGCATATCCTGTTACACCATTTTCTTCTTTAAGGCAAAACAGCGTGTAGTTATCCCACGGCTTGCCGTTTTTAAGCGTTCCAGAGTTTTTCTTAAAACCTTTGATTATGTACATAAACGTACACTCCTTTCATTTACTGTACAATTATTTGTACTCTTTGCTATGTTTAGATATTACCACACATCAAGTGTAATGTCAATACAAATCAAGCTTTTTCGTATGTTTATATTTTTGCAGGGCGTTTTTTTGTACACATTGTACAACTAGCACGATTGTATTTTCTTTTTGAAATAAAGAGCCTTTTTCCTACACTCATACTCACCGCTAAGAAAATACTTAGCCATATGAATATTATAGCTGTCAAGATACGGCTTGAGGAATTGGTGGGAAAGCACAAACCTTTCAAGGCTGTCTGCCTCATCACGGAACATTTTCGGATTGTCATAGTTTTTCATTTTCATTCGTCCTTTCGTTATGGTTGTAAGTTTTCATCTTTATCAAGATTATACTTCAATTTATATGATTTGAGGTCAATTTCCTCAAAAATCATGCCGTCTTTATATGTAACTATCTTGTCGATACGTCTAACAAAGGCGTTCCACGTTTCATAATACTTGTGCTGGATAGCGGTGTACTGTTCTTCAAAGTTCCAATTTGATATGATGTACACCTTTGTAAAACAAGCTATCCTATTCATATATCTTGCAGGAAGTTCAAGAGGGTAACCGTCAAGGTAGTTAAGCATATTATCAATAGGAAGGCTGTTTCTAAACTCCTCAAACACAATAACATCCTGCCCGTGGTAACTGTCAAAAGGGTGTTTGTAGTCGGTGATACGATAAACTTTATCATAGCCGTATTGCTCCATAACACTTCTTGTTTTACCTGTTCCCGATTGTCCACATATATATGTGACCTGAACATCACGGAACACATTTCGCCATTTATCAAAGACGTATAAATCACGGACTTTTTGCAGGCGGTCAATTTGATTCCAAAGTTGCGGAAATTCTTCAAGAAGTCGGATATCGTCAGCACCTTCTTTTATACGTTGTAGAATATCCTCATTTGTAAGTTGCTTACCGCCTTTTGTTACACGCAGTTCGCCCCACTCCTGCACCTCGCCAATGCGAGTATCTGACTTCTTGCAATAGTCACTTGCTTGCTGTGCTGTGCCGTTGGCGAACTCTCCGTGAAAAAACTGTGGTGGAAACATATTCTGCAAGGTTGTACCACGCTTGCGGTTTTTAAATTGGATAAAGCCTTGAATATGTTCGGTATTCTCGTTGTGACCTCGTTCACGCTGAAAGACGTAATAGTTTACTTCCTCATACTGCATAATGAATTTTATCACCTTTTCATCAGTATCAAACGTGAGGTCTTTAAATTTATCCTTTTCTCCACAGGTCTTGACCTTTGACGGATTATTTATTGTAAAACACCAATTACAAGATTGTTTCGGCAT